AGTAGTTGAAGAACTTAATACTACAAATACTATTGCTGTAGTTCCTAATGTACCCCCACTTGCTACGGTGCAGTAAAAAGTGTATCCTTGTAAAGTTGTTCCCCCAGCTATATATACAGAACCATTTATTAATTCAGCCCAAGTATTACTATTAGTTGTACGAGTTAACTCATAAGGATTTGAAGCATCTCCTACTTGTGTCACTTCATAAATACCATTGTATTTCTCGTTAACACCACTTTCATCTTTAACTAATAAGTAATCTCCTAATATTAGAGTTACACCATCTTGAGCTGTAATAGCCCCATTAACAGCTCCTGTTAAAGTTTGAGTAGTTCCTGTATATGATGGTAATGCAGCTGTAGTAGCTGCTTCAACATCCCCTTTAGGTTTAATACCTGTAGCAATATTATCTACATATTGTTTTGTAGCTGGATGTAATGCTATTGTAGGATCTGCTGATAACACTATATAATCAGTCATAGTACCTCCAGCTAAAGCTAGATATCTACCATCTAAAGATGCAGAGATTGTACTAGAATCTTGTTTAGTAACTGTTAAATACCCTGTTGAAGTATTAAAACTTAAAGCATTTATTTTGCTATTGTATGCAGTATTCCAGTTTGAAGAGCTAGAAACATAAGCATCAGCAACAGGAGTTGCTGTCCAAGAACCTGATGTAATCGCCCCTAATGTAGTAATAGTACTTTGTCCTACGTAAGTTGATGCTATATCAATAGATGGATTAGTACTTGAACCATTACCGTTATTTACAGTAATTCTGTTAGTAGTACCCTCAAGAACTCTTGTAGTAAATGAGTCTACACCATTTAATATTACAACGCCTATAGTACCAGAACCTATTGCTGCCAGAGCAGTTAAGGTAGCGTCTAGATTTTGTTTAGCATCTAATTGTGTTTGTATTGCAGAGGTAACTCCAGCTAAATATCCTGCTTCTGTACTAGTTACTGAAGAGGCTGCTATAATACCAGAACTATCTGTAACTACTAATTTATTTACAGTTAGAGGTGTTAAACTTAATACTCTAGAGGCAAAACTTAATCCAGAACCAATAGTAATTGATTCTATGTTACCATCACCACTAGTAGTTCTACCAAGTAATGTACTTGTAGTTATGTTTTGAATTTTTGCGAATGTAACTGCATTACTAGCTATAGTAGTTGTAATAGCTGTAGTACCAGAGCCAGTAACATCACCAGATAAAGTAATAGACTGATTACCAAGTAAATATCTACCATCTAAATCTACAGTAACTGTAGAGGCATCTCTCTTTGTAAGAGTTAATACACCATCGGAAGTTCCGAATGTAGCACTAGCTACTATACCATCATAGGCTGTTGTCCAGTTCGCAATTTGAGAACTTGTTGGTATTGCATACCCTGATGTTAAGGAGAATACTCCTGTAGTTGAGTTGTAAGACAACCCTGTTGCACTAGAAGAAATTGCTCCTCTAGCCATAGCATTAGTATATTGAGTTTGTGTATTTGTAATGGTTGTAGTACCAGATGTACCATATCCATGAGATATACTAATACCACTACCTGAACTTAATAACCTTGTACTATATGTACCTATACCATTCTTAACTAAGAAGCCATTATCTGTAACAGCAGCGATAGAAGTTAAGTCAGCATCTAAAGGTTGTTTAGCGTCAATTTGACTTTGTAAATTAGAAGAGGCCCCAGAAAGTTGTGAAAGCTCAGTACTAGTAATTAGAGAGGCTTCTATAATACCTGAAGAATTACTAACCATTACTCTATCAGAGGTATAACCTCCAAAAGATAAATCCGTAGCAAACTCGGCTTTAGTTCGTTTATATAGATTACCAGAACTATCCATTACTACAATGTAATCTTTAGTTCCAGGATCTGTTAACCCAGATAGGGTTATAGCCCCTGCTATCTTAGCTGAACCTGTAATCCAAAATGATGCAGTCTGTGCTGAGGCATTCTGGTTAAGTATTAAAGCTTCTGTACTAGTTAAGTCGGTAGCATCTTGAGTAGATAATACTATATTACCAGTACTGTTTATAGAAATGTTTGTTAAACTACGGTCATACGCAGTATCATAAGTAACTAATCTAGGATCATTATTTCCTAATACTATAGGTAAAGTACTTACTAATGCTGGATAAGAGAGTCTAACTTTACCAAAGATTAGACTCGTCGCCAAGGGGGTGGACACAGCATCTCCTATAAGATAATAATCTAATGCTGGATTAGATATCTCACCGCTGCTAATTGTTATCGTTACTTGATGACCAGCTACAAGGTTTAAAACCTCTGTATATATTTTAGTAGTTAATTCAGAATCATATAATTCTAAATCATATGCATAAGAAAGAGCTTCTTTATAAAGCCATAACTTCTCAATCTTATCTAGATTGATAGGTTTTTTACCCTTTTCTAATCTCGCTATATTATCATTTAATAATCTAGCAAAGTAAGACTCAGCTTGGGCAATTACTGGTAATAAAATTTCTGCAGTATATATCATTAACAAACGCTATCTTTAGAAGTTAATTCATTAGCATAATCTAAGTGTCTTTGAGAATTAACTAAATCTCCAAATGTGAAGTTATACTTAGCCGCATTAATCTCATTGTTTATTTTACGCACATTAGTACATTGTTTCTCATTATCGCAAGAACAAGTATCAAACAAGTTCATTTTACTTATAAAAGAAAGCATTACTTGATTAATAGCTAAGTAAGTTAATACCTTTGTATAGGTAATAGAATCATCTGCATTAGATAAAGTCATAGTAACTGTAATAGCTCGATCCATATCTAATGTAGCTGTAGCTATATCATCTACAATAGTTTTAGGAGTACTTAAAATTTCTACTTCATAAGGATCTGTTACAGTAAATATACGAGTAGCAAATGTATCTCTTGTATATAACTCATCATTAGATGCATAATTTGAAGTATCAGTAAATGTTAACAGTGTTCCTGCTGCATTTAATTCTATAGTAAATGTTGGTGCGAATGCTGCCATTGATTTTTAATTTAAATTAAAAAAGGGATATCTACAAAGATACCCCTTTTTTATGTAAAAAACAAATTTATTTTATTTTTTGATTAGTAAACATATTCTACATAAATTGTGAATACCCCAGCAGTTAATGCTTCAACCGCTACCGCAACCGATAAGGCTTTGGCTGTACTCGCAACTTTAACAGTTGTTGCTGAATCTGCATCAGCCATAGCTACTGCAGTTAAAGCATTACCGTCTAATGCAAAATTACCTACTAATGAGCCGTGACGACCTGCATCCCAAATATTTCTAGAACCAGAAATTGCTGTTGCAGCTACTAAGTCACCAGCTGATTGAGCTCCTACCGAGATAGTTGCTGCATCAGTTGCAGATGTAAAAGTAGTTGTAGCATCAATTAATACGTTTGTAATAATTGCACCTACAGGTAGTTTACCAGCTAGAGAGTGTGTACCGATAGCCTTGCCACCAGTCGCATCAAATGAAGCTTTTAAAATTCTTTTTCTCATTACCTTGTAGATTAAATTATGAAACAATATTTACAGGACCCAATTTCTTTGGAGAAGAAGCAACCCAAGGATTGATAATATCTTCAAAGTAAGCACCAGCAGTTGTTGATGCATCTGGGATAGCTATGAACATTTGGATAGGAGCTTCGATTTCATTTGGAGCAAAACCTGCTTCGTGTGAATCATTAGCTTCTAATACATAAACATCATAGGTAGAACCAGCTACAGCAAAGTACAATTGAGAAGGTGCAGGGAATTTTCTACGGTTAGTGATACCACGGAAACCTTGAACATTATCTTCTAATGTACGAACAACTTGATAAGTACCTGAACCAAATCCTGGTTTAGTAGCTTCCGTTACTGTACCCACTTCAGTTGTAGCATATGGAGAAGTTGAACTAACTTCTTGTAATACTACTTGAGCGAAGGAAATTAAAGGAAATTGTCCTACTAAGTTAATATCAGAATCTGCAGGCATATCTGCTGTTAATGTGATAGTAGCAGTATCAACTGTTGCAGTGAAACGTGCATTTGGATCCGCATTTACTTTTGCAGCTAACGCAGCAGCTAAAGTACTTGAAGATGTTGCAGTTGCTTCTACAGAGTAGACTGACTTATCTTGACGAATTCGTAAAGTGTCTTGGTCTTCACGGTGAATTAGAACCAAATTGTAAGAGTTACCTACTACCGCTGTTGGACATACGATCGTATAAACCTGAGCTACTGCCGCAGCATACTCAGATCCTTTGAATCCAGTCACATCAACTCCAGAGATAACAGGTGAGAAGTAACGTTTGCTACCAGCACCACCTTGAACAATTTGGATAGCCTCTACATCAGAAATTTCTGAACCTGGGGCTACAGGAGCGTTTGTCGCTGCATTGATTATTAGCAATTCGCCTTCTGCTAAATCATCAATACCTGTTGCATCATGAGCAACATTTTTTGCTACAATAACGCTGATTGCTTTATTTTTTCCAGCCATTGTTTTATTTTTTTAAGTTATTTAATTTATTTATTCTGTTTTTAAATTTACCATCTGAGTTGTTTGGTACCTAGGACTCTCTATATTTTCGAGAGCTAATTCCACAGCATAGTCTACAATTTCGTGGTGCATTTGTTCTGGAAACTCAGATACATTAGTAAAGCCTGTAGGAGTGTTAACTCCAGTAGCATCTATACTTAATGAATAAGGTTTCTTTAAATAGTCAAAGTAAAATTTAGTTACACTAAAAGTATTATCGGTTACTATTTGAGCCTTTGTTCCAGCATACATAAGAAGCGGGTTTCTATATTTAGGACCATCAAATGGGTCTGATATAGTAACACTAACGTCATCATGTTGTACTTGTCTAGGGCTTTTGATACTTTCTCCTAATCCAGTTTTATTTACCTTAACTCTAAGCTTAATCATAAAGAAGTAATCTGCTGGTAATGAGGCTTCATAAATCTTAGCTGTAGTATCATCATCCATTCAGAAACTAGTTATTGTAGTTTCTGTAGAAGACTTAACCAAAGTTCTAAGGTCATCAATTCTCTTTTGAATACCTTCAAAACCTTCTCTATAAGTATTGTTAGTTTGGTATTTATTCTTAAGTAATCTAATCTGACTTTGATTAAGTAAGAAATCAATAGCCTCAGCCTCTAAATTTGGGTATTCCAAAAGGTCTAACTTATCAAATTTTAGCTTGAAGGCTATATGCATTTCTTCTATAGTCATTATTTCTTACTCTTTTTTTCAATACTTTCTAACGCTTGTTTCAAGGCTACTTTTAAACTTTGATTGCTTGGATCATTTACATAAGTAATTGTACTCTCTATATCATGTCCTATACAATCTTCACCATAATAGTAAGCTTGTTTATTTTTTCTTAAAATTCTAGCATCTACTAAATCTTTTAAGAAAATTTTAGAATCTTTCAACTTATCTTTTACAATAGCAACGAAAGTTTCTGGGTCTTTTTTCATCTGTTCAGCTAACTTAGCCTGGACAATCTCTGTGTCTGCGTTACCATACTTAGCATTACCTGGGTATAGTTTCAAGACATTTCTCATATCTTCTGGTGTTAACTTCGCAAATTCTTTGAAAGCTTCCAACTCAATATTAAATTCAATATTTTGTTTCTTAGCCTCATTTGTTTCATTAGTTATTACATAGTCAGCGTGAGGATACTGGTCTAATTCTAAAAGAGAATTTGCAACTCTCTTGTGACTTAATAAGAACTTATAGATTAATTCATGTAATGGATTAACTGTATCAAATGGTACTGCTTTGTCCGACATAACAACTCTAAAGTCTATCCAATATGGAGAATGTGGTGCTAAATCTTGACCTAATTTCTCTCCTAACTCTTTGGCTTCGTCATCCGTTAAACCAGTTTCAACTAGTCCTCTACTATTAAAGTAGGGACTAATCGAATCCTGACATTTATTATAACGTGTTAAACCAGCCCAACTATTTTTCTTTATTAAAGGTTTTAACGTAATTTTCATAAATTGTTTTTTAGTTTAATTTATTACTCTGCATCACAGATTAACTCTCCGCAAGACAAAGGATTTTTGATCATCACACCAATCTCAGCAAGTGCGTGGCACTCGTATCCATCAATAGTATTTGATCTAAGGGTGCTAAATGATTTAGCGTGTCCTTCTGGTGTAACAGCACCACCTGTGTGCCACATAACCATTTCACGATCTTTCTTAGCAATCAATTGGATGTTTGATTCTCCATCATGAGTACTGAAGTCTAAGAACGTTGCACGATAAGATTCTAAAGGTCTCTTAGTTACAGGGTGCAATTTACGATTCACGTTAGTGTCATCGTACATTGGGTTGTGCATCAAAGTGATTTCTGTACCGTTCAAACCTTTGTAAGTTGTGAACTGACCACCAAATGATAACTCTTGTCCTGTACCTGTGATAAATTTAGTATCTACTAACTGCCATCCACGAGCTACGTTTTTCATAGCTTTGTCGAATGCATCCATAAAGTATTCACCACAAAGTGCTACGAATTTACGTTGACCTTGTTCTAATACGTTATATGATAAATCCATCATAAACTCACGAATAACATTCTCTGTTAATGTAGTGTAGTAACGTTTGTTTGCTGGAGCAATTTGCTCACGAATACCAGCACCAATGTAAACAGGACGACCGTTTGCACCAGCAATAGTACCTGGGTTATATTGAGAATACATCAAAAGACGATTCTTTTCTTTAGCCCACTGCATTAATCCAATCCATTCTTGGTACTCAGTCCATAAGTAAGATGCCTTACCTGTAGATGGGTCCTTCATTGAGATAACCATAACATCACTTGCTGCAGAACCTGAGATACCCCAAGATTTACGGTGAGTGGTTAATTGGTTACGCATAGCGAACGGAGTGTTGAAATAAGTAGAACCTGAACGTCCAGATAATTCTTCGTAAGCTGAGAACTCTTTCGAGATTTCTTTACCTACAGCAAGAGCTGCTTCTGGGATTACAGTTTCTGGGTTTGGAGAAATTACCTTAAAGGTATAAATCCAACCTTCTCCATCATTTTCGGGATCTCCTACAACGATGAATGGGAAATCTCTTTCATCTGAAACTAAGATTTCACCTGACACGAAAAGCTTTTCGTTTAATTTTACTCTGAAAACTTGTCCCCATTTACCAATGGTGCTTCCAGTCGAGGTCATTGAATCAACGATTACCGCTGTTCTTTCAATGTCTCCTGCTAAATACCAATCAAATTCTCGGTTACTAACATACTTAACCCTTTTAAGACCTCCTGTAAGTAAGTCAATTGGGTTCTTTCCGTAGTTACCAAAAATGAATGAGATTACAGGAGAGATAGTTTCAGGCTCTGTTAAAAAAGCATTAGCCAAGTGGTTTTGCTCAGTTAACCCAGCGAACTTTTTGCCTCTGTGTAGTACTAAATTGTTAATATCCATTTATTTTTATTTTGTTTTAAATTGTTATTCTTGTCCCCATATACCTTTGAAGGCCGAGAAAGTTTCAGTATCTGCACCTTCATCTGGAGTCCTACGTGAACTCTTAATGGTCTTAGTGGTTTTGCTGAACATTTTAGACTTAATGTCTTTTGTTACTTTCTTCTCAACTTTCTTTTCAATATCTGAAAAATTAAAGTTCTTAAATTTAAAATAAGCTAAAGCAATTGAGTTGTTCATATAATCTTTCTCTAGATCTTTTGCATACTCAGTTTTTCCGCTTCTATCTGTTTTAGTTAGATACTCAGAAAAAGCTTTCTTATCTCTTTCATTTAACTTTAATCCCGCAATATTTTCTGACTTTGCGATTGTGTCTTTTAGAGTAGAAACATAATCTTCGTATTGTTTACGTTGAGCTTGTTCCATCTCTTGTTGTCTTTCTAATAACTCAGACTCTTCTTTTTCAGCAATTTTCTTTAACTTAGTTAAAGCTCTCTTTGCTTCTTTGTCTAACATTAAACTATCTTGGTAATCCTTAATAGCTTCGTCAACTTCATCTTCTGAGTACTCTTGTGTTTTTAAGAATGCTCTTACAACTTTCTCTTGGTTATCTTCAGACGTAATATCAAAGTTCTCTAGTGTAGTGATATTTGATTTAGCCTGTAAATAAGAACCGATGTCTCCACCAAGTTCAATAAAGTTTGTAAGTTCCTTAACAACTTCTGGTAATGTATCTTTGTATTCCTCAATACCAGCTTTAATTGTGTTTACAATCACTGTCTCTAAACCTTCATCTGAATCTTCAAACTCATCTTCAGTATTGAAGTTTAGAATTCCTTTTTCAGCTAGAGCCTCAACTAAAGGTTTAAATGAGATTTCTAAATCTCCATCTTCTTCTTCCTCGTCTACTGGTAAATTATCTTTACCATCACCCTTAGAATCATCAGATTCATCTTCTTCCTCTTCATCTTCTTCTGTATCTTCAACCTCTACAGGTTTTTCTACAGGAGCTTTAGTTTTTACAGCTTTCTCTTTAGCTGCTTCAATTTGAGTATTTATTTCATCCTCATCTAATTCAGATAAATCTGTAACTAGTTTTTTGTTCAGATCTTCTGATCCTGGATCCTGAAATTGTTCAAATTTGAACTGTCCAAAGATCTCCTCAGAAGTATCTGTTTTTTTGTTTTTATCCATAACGATACAAAGTTATAATTATTTTTTTAAATTCTAAAATTTTTATTTATATTTATTTTAATTTTCATTTTTTTCTATAGCCTATTTTAAAAACTTCAATTTATAAATAGTGCTAGTTACTAATGCTAATACCTCATCTATAATATTTTGATGATATGATTGTTTAAACAAACTTCGTTTAGTATCTATAGATTGTTTTAACTCTGTAAAGTAACTAACTGGATCATCATCTCCGCAAGAACAACTAGGAATAGTGATATTAATTAACCCATATACTCCTTGGTAACTCTCTGCTAGAGAATCTGTAATCCCTACTATCCCACTATAGTAATCATCTAATGCCTTATGAGCAGCAAATGATGTAGTTTTTAAATGCATAAGATGTGCAGCATTTCTACTATAGAACAACATCCCTATAAACTCTCCTACTGCATTGGTAGGTTTAGTTGATTTAATATCTGATAATTTCATTATTTCTTATTTGCTTGTGCTTTCTTAATTCTAACTTCTTTCATTTTAGCTATTCTATCTTTCTCAGCTTCCTTAATATCAATAGCCTTCATATCCTTTTCGTGTTTAAATTCCTTCTCTTGCATACGATCTTGTTGTACAAGTTTAGCAATCTCTAACTGATCAGGCACTCCATTATCATCCATATCCTGGTCTGCTTGACCTATGAATGATGTAATTTGAGCTACATCAATTTTATTCTGACGATCTAATTCTTTGTTCTGATCATCTCTATCCATCTTCTCATATTCAAATTGTAGACGAGCTTGTTCAGCTTGAGAGTTAGCCTCATTTTGTTGCTGAGCCATAGCATTCTGCTCTTCCATCATTTGTTGTTCTGATTGCAAGATCTTATTCTCAACCTCTGTAATAGATTCTGATTTTAAGATTGTAATCATATCTGATAACTTAGCTCTATTAGATTGTAAAGCAATTTGTGCTAAACCTTTTAAGTCATCTAATACTTTCATATCCTTAGCTGAGTCAGTCATATATACTCCAAAGTCTGAATTACTAAAGATCTCAGAATCTATATTAATTAAGATACGCTGAGCGTCATCCATAATATACTGAATTTTTTTAGATTTCTCCCAAGCAGTCTTAGCACACTCAATTAGATATGTTAATACATTTTTCTTAATCTGATTATGCTCGTAGAAATGCTTCTCAGTAATATGAGAAGATTGTACTACCGCACGTTCTACGTTACCTACTGTTTCATAACTAGAGATAGAACCCTCACGTTGTTTACTAACACCAGAGATATCTCCTACCATCTGTTCTAACTTAGCTAGTATATCTATATACTGCCCTACAGACTGAGATAAACTCATATCAATAGAAGAGTACTGATTGAAGTTTGGAGTCTGTCCTGCGAACTTACCCTTACCTTCTTCAAAGCTGTTTATAAAAGCAAGACCCATAGAGTCAAAATAGTATAACCATTTCTCCATATCTATGTTTTGTGATCTAGGTATTTGTGCAATATCCATAACCATCTTCTTACCTTTAGCCTTAGCGATCTCTAATTCCATACGATACATAATAATGTTATATAAGTACTGTATTGGTTTTAAAGTATCTACTAATGACGTAGAGATAGAGTTTCTAGAACTATAAGCTAATCCTATAAACCCTAGTTTACACTTAAATGGATTATCAATACTTTGCATAAAGTTAATCTTAGGTTGGATGTTAACATAAATGTCATCACCAATCCTAGTACCTTCCCATACTTCACTCACCCATTTCCACTCTACCTTTTCAGAAAGTTCTTTCTTAATAACGTAAGTCTCATCTACAATCATTTCTTGCTCCTCCATATTCTCATCGTAATATGTAAGGAATCCTATTTTACGTAATGACTTCCATTCACAACGAACTACTCTAATGTAGCCATTGTAACTTCTATTACGTTGGTTAATAACGGAATTGTTTAGGGGTAATACTACACCTTTTAAACGTTGGTAGTTCACGTCTGATCCTGGATGTGATATATCTTGTGTAGAATTCATATGACCTGAATTACCAGCATCAATCTTTCTAACGTCATCATCACTTAAATCCTCATAGTAAGTATCTATAATAGAAGATGGGGTACACCATTTAATCTGTAATGCCCATTGACCATCCTCAATAAAATCTAAATCTGGATCTTTATCGTAGTCAAATTCTAAAGGATTCACTACCTCAACGATAGGTTCTCCATTTATAATACCAACCCAATAAATCTCCTCACCAGCAATAAGAGCATCTTTCCAACCCTTATTAAACTTGTAAATTAGATTCTGTTCTTTAAGTAAATATCTTAAAGCGTGATTAGCAAACTCCTCAACTATATCTGTATAGTCGTAAGTCATATATTTCTTAACCTCATCTAGAGATTGAAATTGTTGTTGTATTTCCTCTGTGATTTCAATACCTTGCTTCTGCAACTCAGCCATAAACTCAGCTTCCATATATTGCATAATCATATCCTTTTCTTTCTGCTCAAATCTACTCATAGATTCAGAGTCTATAGCAACAGCTCTAAAGTTAAAAGGACGTTTAATCTCCTCACCTTCTAGTAACTTAATCTTACTAGAGATAATATCATAGTGGGTAAACTTAGCAGGAAAGTTCTTATCTAATCCATACGGATTAGTCACATAAGTAAAATCAGAGTTATTTATGATTCCATTATATAAATCATAATTAACTTTCTTATTGGTAACGTATGGCTGTGATTGATTATTATAAACCCTGCTAAGTTTTATAATACTATCAATCATATTTTTACCCCAAGTCTTATTCTTAGCCGATCTAGCTAGCTTTTGTCTGGGGAAATTATATCCTTCTATTTCGTTCATTTTACTTTTCTAAGTGTTCAATTTGCAAATATAACAAATTTTTTTTATAAAAACAACCTTTTATCAAAAAATTTATCTACATCATTTTCTTGAGCTTCCTCTACCACAATATTATGCATCTCTAAGTTCTGAAGAACGCAAAGCATAAAAGCAATTACACGGTCAAAGTTACCCTCGTCATTATAAGCTATCATCTCTCTAAGTAATGGTTTAGAATATATCTTAGTAAGGTTCATAACTCCAGGACTATCCTCTCGTTTCAACCAATCTCTAACATATATCTCACCTTCAGACTTAATCTGCTTACTCATATGGATACCAAAATTTCTATTTACCGTAGAATTAGGGCTAATAGATTTAATAATTTGGGGTTGTTTATGTAGTAAATACAAACAGTTCTTAGTTTCAAAGTATGACTTAATACCCGTCTTTTCATTTTCATATAAGGCTTTCGCATTGTAATATTCTAATAATCTTCTAACTCCCTCATAAAACTCATTAGCAGAATCTGGTCTTCCAGTGTACTCTGCCACAGGTAAATGATAAGTAGAGTCAGCATTTTTAAATCTTTTATAAACTATACAGGACCCTAATGATGGGCTATTCTCAGCCTTATCTTGGTCATAAGGGTCAATACCTGCAATATATAATCCGTAATCTTTATCTAGTGGATGTTCAAATATAACTACACATCCTTCTTCTTGATCTGGAATTACAGGATAGTCAGCTTCATGTAATGTTTGATCTGGTTTCCACTCAACGTTACCGTTCTCATCTCTACCAAATCTACCCTTATCTCCTAAATTATCATACTCTTTATGACTCTCTATAAATGATAAGTGGTCCTTTAACTCAGCTACTGGAAATATATTACCTGTTAATACTAAGAATGCTTCTGAAGGAACTAAAGGTTTCATCTGAAGTAAGTCATATAATGCTTTCTTAGTTTTACCATTAGCCTTATCCTGACGTTCTTTAAGTAATTTCTTTAAAGCTTTATCCTTATCAACATTACCTAACTCATCTCTAAACTCATCTAGAGCCATCCAAGCAGGTACAAAGAATCCTATCTTACCCTTATTCTCAAAGACGTCATCAAACTCTAAACACTCGTAAGCTTTAGGAGAATAGAATACTCTCTTTACAGATTCAGTAGACCCTCCCTCCATATCACCACCAGTACCAGTCATCCAGATAGTACCAAACTTATAACCATCCACAGTAGTACACTCAGCCATCTGTCCTAATACAGGTTCTAAGTTAGACATAAAGCCTACCTCATCTATTGTACTAAAACCAGGTCTTGTACCATTGGCTGCAAACTCATTATCCATAAATGTACGGTGATGTACCATAGATCCTGAACCAGCTTTAGTCCATTGATTACCTATCTTCTTATCATATAGTGAATGCATAGTCTTACCTGACTCTAGAGAACCAGTAAACTTCTTACCTATAGGTGATGGGTATAATGTATCCCCAACTGTTATGGCTCCTGGAAGATTATTCAATCCAGTAAACATCTTATTTATAAGACCCTTAGAATACTTAGAATCAATAGCCCCAATCAAAGTCTCACTACGAGGTGGGACTTCTTCAACTATCATTTCTCTATATTCATCATAATCCATAGAACCATCAGTAAGCCAGTTATGGGCTGTAAAACAACCTGATATAAATGACTTACCAATATTTCTACACTCTATATCTATAACATTTAGGGAGGTGTTATAGAAGTAAGGCCTTCCTAAGTACTCAGTTTGGTACTCATATAGGTACTCAAGTGAGTCCTTATATTGTTTAAATGTAACACCATCAGGCATCATTAATGATTCCCTTACGTGTTCATCCAAGTAGTTAACTTCTTCATCTTTATTCGGAGATAGTAAAACTCTATGGCAAGAGAACTTTGTATCATACTCAAACCCAGAGAATCCTCTAGCAGTAGCGTGCACATAACCCTTAATCCATTCTATATCTCTAAGTCTAGGTTGCCCTAATACCTTAGTTTTAGATTTAGAATTCTTTTTCTTAATCTCAATTACCCAATAGTTAACATATAACGCTAATGCTGGCGGTATCCATTTAAATTCACCTTCGTGATCTACCCAATACCCCTCAAACATTTTACGTTTTGCAGTGGCCCAATACTGTTTATACTTTAAAGAGAATGGATTAATCTTAGGTATATCACCCTCGATACACTTCTCTAATGGTATCCTATTCTTATAATCTAAGTAGTTAAATTGTACCATTATATTTCTCCTGTATCAGATAGTGACTCCATAGAACCTCCCTTAGCAGTACCACCACCAGTTCGTTCCATCTCTATATCTTTCTTAATTTGGTTCAGAGTCTTATAGATATTCTGAGTATTAGCAGCTAACTTATCTACCTTATCAAAGTTATCTAAACTATACTCCATAGTCCTTAAGAACTCACTACGTTTCTCCAACGTATCATCCCATTGACGGATATGACGTTCTGCTGGAGTATCTGCTATCTTCTGATAGAAAGCAATTAGTTCGTCTACTACCTCTTTATTCTCTTTATAATACCCCACACTATTAAGGAAATCCTCCTCTAGTAACTCTATTCTATCTTCAAAAGGTAGAGAATAGTACTTACTCTCTAGGTCAGTCAGTAAAGCAATA